GAACTTGTCATTCTCCTGGTTATTTGGATTGCTCACACGGGCACAGTATGCCATATGTTTCTCAGCGTCAGGAGTGACACTAATCAGTTTAGTCGGGGTATCCATCATCATCATTAAATACTTCGTCGTAATCGTTCAGGTAGTAGCTAGCAGGATCATCAAAGTTCTCTTGCTTTGTGGTGTATGCATCCACATCAGAGTATACTTCACTCTCTAATGCTTCGACAAGGAGTTTGAGATTCCTTACTATCAACTTAAGTTTATCTCTTTCCATGAGTATAAGTTATGACGTGTATATTTTAACATAAAAATAGGAGGGTGGTCAACCCTCCTTAGCGATCTAGACTAGTCCAACATCCTCCTACAGATTCTTTTACATGTCGCTCTGTCATCGTCGCATTCTATAAGACAATTATAATAATCATTAACTAGGTCAGACTCCTCGATGGAGCGGTCTAAGGTGTGTGTCAATCTCTCAACACTTTGTTTCCAACCCGCTAACTGATTATGTGAAAGTATATTGTGCATAATGTCCTCCATTATACTTTATACTGAAGACATACCACATATCAAAGGAAGTTTTAGTTACATATTTTCTTCTACTCCAATTCTATATTATCTATACGAGTTTTTGTAACTTCATATACATTTCTAACAATGACATATAAGTACAAAAAAAGAGAGGGTTGTTAACCCTCTCTGTAACTATTTGGAAAGAACTTTAATCTCTCCGTATATCAATGATAGGAATGCTACAGAACCAAGGGATACGATCCCAGCGACTTGTAGTGCTCCCATATCACTTTACGTAAGTGCGACCACGGTAGCAGTAGGTTCCGTGAGTTTCCTCAGTTGCCTGATGCACTTTGCAGTCAACACCACGATATTTCGTGATGTTGATTTGAGCATCGTGCAGTGCTGCTGCCTTGTCGATTTGCTTCTTGATGAGTGTTAAGGTGTTCATTTGTCTTACTCCTGAAGTATGGGATTTAAGCCCCGTTCCTTCAGTCGTTTGCGTCCCATGGACATTCTGGTGTAGATTCCTTTACGGTCTCGACCAGTTCGAGTTTCCACTCTGGTTTCAGAGTCTCATGCTTTTGAATCCTAAGAACAATAGCATCAGCATCTGCACAGGCAATGCCTGAATAAAGTAATAGTTCAATCATGGGATGAACGCTCCGTTCCGCGACTTACTTGCGTCCCTTTCGGGATGAACGACAGGTCTATTATAGACCTCATATATTATATAGTCAAGTAGTTTTGTATAACGTGTTACAAAAACATGCCATGGTCACTCATGTACTTAAGAGTCTCTTTTAGAGTTCCTCGATGGTTAAGTCCAATGGCAACTTGAGGATACTCTGCCTCACTACCAAACTCAGCGCGAAACTGTCTATCACTAAAATCTACACCCAGCAAAAACTCTCTTACTTCCTGCCCACATGCTTCAAGAACCATCTTGGCTCTTTCACATTCTTGACTTCCATTTGAATATACGAGTGCTTGTTTCATTCGTCTTTATATGTGATTGAAATTTTTCTCTGCTCTACACCTTTATGATCAAGCAGCAAAGAATAGTGAACCTCTGCATTTAGAAGTTCAGCAATCTTCTCTACCAAGTTCTTAGTGATATTCAGTTTAGTTTCTTTGCTGCCAGTCATCAATTTGTTCTTGAGTAGGGACAATGATTCGGAAGGCAAGACCTTCTTCTTCAAACTCTTCGTTCATTTTTTCGTATGTTTCTGGTGTGATCTTTTCAGTCACGCTGCCTCCAATCATCTGGTTTATCTCTCATAAACCAATCATTAATGTCATCTGCGCCATCAAACCCCGTTTTGTAATTAGATGGGTCGGGGTCTCCTAGTCCCATCTTATTCATAAAATCATCCATACTGCCCTCCTCAATATCTTGTGCAGCCTGACGACGTGCTTTATTCAGCCAATCTCTAGCAGTAGTATGACGTTTGGCAAGTTTCTCTGCCCAGATCATATCTTCAAGTTTTACTTCTTCTTTGTTAGCAATCTTCTTACAGATAAACTCTAGTCGGAGTCTGTATTGAGTTGATAGCATACTAGTTCGTTTTGAGTTTGTCTTTTAAATCAAGAACCTTGTTAACCTCATTAACCGCAGCAGACATCCTAGCACCCAGAATATCCATGATATCTTCGTAGATTACTTCGTTATCCACATAGTCATCGAAGTATGTGTCGATTGCTTCTTTGAGATACCTCTTGCGGTGCCACTCAGGTGAGTATGGTTTATACATGATGTGGGTAATACATGCTAACGATCATAATACTATTTACCACAAGTGTCAAGTGATAGGATCATCTTCAGCTTCTTTGATCAGTTGACTGATGATAGTTTCAGTACCATCCATTTCTTTCAAAGTATACAGAGTAGACTTTTGATACTTCTTGAGTTTTTTGTATTTTTTTAGAAGACGATCAACGTCTTCTTTTTTCATATCAAACTCTACATCAAAGTCACTAAAACCTTTTTTCATTTCTTTTTCTTTTTGTCAGATGGTTTATATCCCCAAAGTTTGGGTTTCACAGTTCCATAACCGAAGTCAATTTTTCTGACTGCTCCAGGACCATACCTATCGTAGTACATGTCAAACAAGTCAACAGACTTTTTGCATCGGGTGAGATCTAGATACTCTTTTCCTTCTTGCACATACCAAATAAGTTTTGCGTCCGTTGGATATGACTTATCATCTGCGAGTTCGATGGTAGTCTTCTCCAAAAGAATCTGACAACCATATGAGGAGGGATCTTCTGGATTGACTGGTTTACTCATGGATTCTTCTTTCTCTAGTGTTACTGTCATGAGCGACCACCCCACTGAATGTCGGAGTAAGCTTCTTTTACATTATTAAGAGTTATTTTATATTTAGAGGAAAGTTGTTTATCCTTGGTCAGGATAAGAACCTCTGCTTCTCTAGGATGAAGTCCACGAAGAAGGTTAATGAACATCATCTCTCTACGGATAGTAGAAAGACTTCCATTGCCCCCACGAACGTAGTGATAAAGGTTTTGGTACTCTCTACGAAGAGAGGTCTTTCCACGCCCGTCTAGGTCCTGTCCGGTTGCAGACTCACCACCTTTTATTTCCTTTCCAATATTCTCTGAGAGAGAACCAGAATAAACCGACTGGTCTTCTGCATCGCCATAAGGAACTTCTCCTTCAGGAAGTAGACTGATAACAGACTCGTCGAAGTTCCAAATGAAAATAGTTTTCAGAGAATCATGCTCATATTTTTTAAGAACTTCTACCTTCTTTGCATTTGTACGTTGCTTTGATGCAAGTTCCAGAACTTCATATACAAAAGGATTGGATGGAAGTTCTGGAATAGGTGCAGACTTTCTAGTCGTTGTCTTCTTCTTCGTCGTAGTCATAATCGTTTTCAAATCTCACTGCTAGAATTTCATCGGGTAAAAGATTACCGTTTTCGTCAAACATCTCTGGGTGTGTAAAAACTGGTTGTGTTTGATATACGTGTTCTTTTGCTAACCATCCTACTACACCCCCTACAAAAAAGAACATTATTGAAACGAGGGTACTGATGGTGAGGGTTACTGCTAACATCTTCCTTCTCCAGAGAACTATTTTTTTCTGATATCCAGATAAAAGTTCAGATGGAAAACAATCTCTCTTCGGAAGAGAGACACCATTTTGCCGAACTTTATCTGAAAAGTTTTAGGCGGTTCTGGTTTCCTCCTCCTGTTGCGTAGTAGCAACTCTACCCCACGATTAATGTGGGGATCTGTTTTATTTAGTTTGCTTTTTTCGTCTCCCAGGTTTCCTGTCACTACTGTACCTCCTAGCATCTTCTAAGATACTATACAAATAAATTTTTATCTTTCTTGCTTGAGGTTTGGGAATGTGACCGTAACCCTCACGTAATTGTTTGTGTACATCATCAGAACCACCCTCAAGATATTCTTCTAGATCTCCAATGAGTGAGTTAAGTTCCGTGGTAGTTGTGCTACTAAGGAACATATCAATTTCACTCTTCTTGGTTTTAGTATCTTTCAAATAGTCATAGAACTTTAGGTTTAGTCTTCCCTCAAAGGCATTATCAATAGCATGTTCAATAAGATCATAGATGTCTGAGAGGTTTTGTTCCATTATACGAGTTTGTTTTCTCTTAGATACTTAACAGTTTCCATACATCCACCAATGAGTTCATCATCTTTGACAACCCTTGGGAAGGTAGAACCTTTCCCAAACTTATCATAGAACTCTTCGCGGGTATAGTCCCTGTTAAGTTTATATATCACATGCTTAATTTCGGCAAGTTCCAACACTTGCTGTACTTTTGTGCAATAAGGACAACCATCTTTAGAATATACTGTGAATGTCTCCATAAAAAAAGAGGGTATTAACCCTCTTAGTATATCAGAGAGCGTTGCCTCTTGGCAATACTTCTTCTGGGAACACGAAGTTCTCATGTGGTTGGTCAACAGGTGCTAACCATGCACGGAGACCTTCATTCAAGAGAATGTTCTTGGTGTAGAACGTCTCAAACTCTGGGTCTTCTGATGCTCTGATTTCCTGGGAAACAAAGTCATAAGCACGAAGGTTGAGAGCAAGACCAATA